GTCATCGAGAGAATTCCTAGAACCAATTGGGGCCCCTAGAATTCCCGCGATCATTCGTAAAGATTTATTTCCGTGGTAAACCAAACGTCCGTAAATCTTCCCTCGAAGACCTAAGTTATTTGTATTATTATAAAAAACTCGATCAGCAAAAACACGATCCTCGTTCCTTGCGTACGCTCGATCGTGCAACCTACACTGCTCGTCTAAAGGGCTAACTGCTTCTACCTGGCTATCTTCAACACTAGATTGAAATTTGCCAGCAGACCAGTAAGCTCCACAATAGTTTGTGGTAAAGTCTATATCTGATTTTACCCTCAAACCAACCTCATGCACACATGCAGAAGATGAAAACATATAAACATGCAATGTGTACCATGCACAAATAAAAGAAACCACTTGAAATTGTCACGAACTCATTCCAAGCACTCTGAAGCGAATGCTATCACGAGTTGGTAACGTCAAGTCCTTGAATAAATCAGGCCTCTCCTTAGCCTTCAAATTCCAAAGCTTGGCAAACCAAGTAAAGTGTCTACTGGAGAAGCAATAATTGGTCAAGTGACTTTGAATCGCCTGCGCCAAATTCTTCTCATCAGTGTAAAGAAGCGTGAGAACGTGCTTACTAAATCTAACAGGGATGGTTTGTACAACACCATCTTTCTTGGTAAACTTATTAGAAAAGAATTCCACACCCTCCATTGAGGCGTGCGTCTTTCTCTCCGTAACAACAATTCCCAAATTCTTCATCATGGAAAAATACTTCTCACGATCAAAGTTCTTAGGAAATCGCTGGAGCACATCATCACCCCCAGCCATGAAAACAAAGTCTCTCTGAATTTCTTCAGCGGAATAACCCATCATCATCAACGACATAACGTGACAGATGACCTGGCCAAGTGAATTGCCTGAAATGGTATTAAACCAACCAGACTTCATTATCCCAACGAGATTAACCTTGAATTGAGTTCCATCACTGGTAACGTAAACATTGTCAGTGAAGACCTCATAGATTGCTTTCTTGGCATCATCGACGAAGGACACATACTGTTCCTCAGTCCATTCCTCAGGACGGTCAGATAAACCGACCATCACAAGGACAAGAACTTTTACAATCCATTCAAGGAAATTAAAATCCCATGCTTTCTTATCGCTATCATCAACCATGCCACCGGACAAAGTGTCCCAAACATGCTTTGATGCTCCAGGCACCAAAGGATTATAAGCGTACTTGACTGGACTTTCCTTCCACTTCTCCACAAACTTCTTATTCATGTTGACAAAAATTGCCGCATGTTTAAGAGTCTTATGGCAAGGGAAGGAAGCGATATTGCGAATCATACCGCTATCAACCTTCTTCTTTTTATGAAGCTCCATTTTATTAAAGAGCCGGATTAGAAAGGGTGCATCCCACTCCTTCAAAACGAGGTCTGCCAAACCTTCATGACCAAGCTCCTCAAGAACTTTGCCATTGGTAGACAAACCCTCATAAAGGTGGGGAACACCAGGGGATTTCTTATCCTTGAAAAGGGTTGTATCCATCAGGCCCATGAGATACTCACGGCTCTTGTAATTAGGATTAGGTTTCCACCGATTGGCAGAACACATAGAAATTACAATACTGGCACATTTTTCAATCGCAGACTGATGCGGCTGCTCAAGGACGCTATTATGGCGCTCAACAAAAATGTCCAAATGTTTCCTGATGGAATCAACTTCAGTCTTATAGGAATTTTCAAAGGGCTGGTAATCGCCCTCCTGAACCCCAAGCTTTATCGCTTCCTTATCAAGAGATGAAGTCTCAGCCATAGCTTCAGTAAGACTTGGGAAAGGTGGAAGGAAAACCTTACGGCCTGTTTTCGATTCCTCATACG